CGCGTATTTCGTTAGTGGCGTCTTTGTAATCACAAGACCCGATCTTAACGTCAAGATTAAGGTGACTGAACATATTATCTATCATATCGACTGTTAATGGACCTTTAGAGGAAGCAAAAACAGGGAATCTATCAAATAGTCCAGAGACATATTGTTGGATGGGTTTAAGTAACCAGCTTTCTAAAGCTTGACCCTTACTTATTCCGCGAACTTTAAGAGCCTCAGCGAGTGCAATAAGTTCCATCTTCGCATCAACACCTAGTTGGAGTTTTGCTAAAGTTTCTATTTCCTTTGTTGAGAAATCACCTGGTTCCGAACCCATATTCATCTCTATGAACTGTTCATCGGCCCTCACTGGTGTTTCTACATATCTCATAATTCTTTCATCTTGGGTGAGATTATCCCTTATAGGTTGATCACATGATGGATCTCCCTCGATACCTTCGTATCCGTTCAAAATTGGTTCACAAAGTGTGACTTTCTTTAGTTTGAAACTAAATCGATTATCCACTGGATAAGATTTGAGAATCTGTTGAACAACATTTACTTGACCGCCCTCCCCCTTCTTACTCTCAACTGAGGCAGAAGTACTTGGAAAGAACTTCCATTTTAAATTTGGTTCGTTGAATTTTCTTCCTTGAGAAGGGATTAATTCTTCGACTGTTCGTTCGATTTCGTCAAAAATCTTATTTTGGTCTATCATTAGATCGAATCCTGTCCTTGGGTTAACTAAGTTAACGCCGCAAGGAATCCTCTGTTGAGTGAACTTTGCGAAAGTTCCAGGTATAGTAGCCGCACACTCTTCCTTGGTAGGTCGAGGAGCTCCTTTCTTAACACCACGTGCTAAAGAATCGATACATGACATGTAGTCAAGGTAGTTACTCTCCTTTAAAATGAGTAAAAACTTAACGACTTGCTTATCTTTAAAGATCTGAGCTGAGACTTCACGCTTGAAAGGGTTAGGAATCACATATTGTGAGTCCTTAGCCCAAGCAGCAAAGTTTCCCAACTTGAATTTAATTACTGACATCCACTCACTTAATGAACGATCTACAGAGTAGAGTACGTCACATGTGACTAGGAAAGCATTGTGTAATAATAATTCAGCCTTGGTAGGCGAGATCCTTAGACCAAACAAGACCAAAGTCAAGAGA